TGTAAAGAAGTGTAAAGAATGTCATAGTTAAAAAAATTGGACTATTTCTATTAAAGCCCTAAATAGCGTGATTTGAAGAGTGTTGTTGTGACATTTTTGGGGAGTTACATTTTTTTACAATATCTTTGAAAAGTTAAACACTCGTTTAACATATCTTAAACAGTCATTTAACAAGTGTTAAAATAAAGACTTGTGTTTAGTTTTGGAAGTCTATATCTACTCGGAAACCAATATCTCTATCTACAGTAGTAGTGACTGTGTTGATAGTGTATTTCCCATCATCTTGTTTAGAACCTACTATCAGTAAGGTTGAACCTGCAGAGAGATATTCTCCCTCTTTAGATAACGTCCCTTCTTTTGTTTGTCTTTGTGACTTCGATAAAGACCCTTTGGCTACATGCAACGCATCTACATCTGAGAGATAGTCACCTGTTACTTTTAGAATGGGTTCCCCCTCACCTGCTGTAGCAGTCTTTGTCTTGTTTTCTTTAGTGCTTCGCCAACTTGCAGAACACGAATTATATTTCTTTCTTGCTATATGCTTGATACTCCATGGCTTGCAGTCGTTTATGTCTATTGTGAATTCAGGAAAATCAGCGTCACGTTTTCTAAAAATAAGTACTTCATTTTTGATAGAAAAAACAGCATCATATTTCTCTGCAATACGCTTTAGAAAATGTAAGTCTGACTCTTTTTCTTGTATGATATTTTCATATACTATATCATCAAAATCTATCTTTGTTTGAAGATTATGATTTGTTGCAACTGTGTTAATAAGTGTATGAAGTGTTGTCTCTCCATGACCTTTGTTTTTTTTACTTTTAAGTGTCTTATGGAAGTTTGCAGATGTGGCACTCACTGTTAATAAATTTTCATGATTTGTTTGTGTTTCATTGACAATATATGTTCCATAAAAAGCATCATTAATCCATATTTTAATAATGTCTTCACCCTCTGGTCTTTTGATGTAATTTGCAAAAGTCATATCCAAAGTATCTGCATCAGTTCCATCATTGTCTACTATCACTAAAGTAACCAAATAATCTCTTACTTTATCGCTTATATCTTTTCCATTTACTATACATTTAATTGCTACCATATTGATTTTAAATTTTCCTCTTTTTGTGATTCTTTTGTGTTTTGTTCTATCTCAATAAGCAGTACTGTGTCACCAGATTCTAAATGTACTTTGTTTAGCAAATGTGCGTTTAATTCTAGTAGTTTTTCAAAGAGATCTAAATGACCATAAACTTTGTAGACTATTTCATCAAAACGCTGAGAATATTTTACTAAATACTGATTGCTCATAGTAATACCTTTTTAGAGTGACTTTAAATTTTCTTTTGAGTGCTTCGCCCGTGTTTAAAAAGCGTGAGCTATCGATTTCCATGTCTCGTATCGTTACCCAGTATGCATGTCCTGAACCAAATACGAGTAAGACGGGATTGCCATCTTTACCGAGCTGTTTGAGGTTTTCGAGTGAGTCTGTTTTTTGTAAGATAAGTGTACCTGAGAGCTCAAACTCTTCAGAATATTTACCTACTTTCTCATCACTTCTAAAACCTAAGGATTTTTCGTGTTCTGCATATTTAAAAGAGAGCTTTTCTTTAATATCTTGAAAGCCATTATCTTGTGTTTTAAAAGTAAAGTTTCCTAACAGTGCTAACATCTATTACTCCTGGTCTTCATAGCTTGTACTGCTACTTGCTTTAACAGCTTTTTTTACATGGTTTTGAACCATAGAACCTATCTCTTTTGTTGGCGCTTTGCCATTGACTGCATTGACTGTGATTTGGATAGGGGCTTCTACGTGGATGTTTTTGTTTTGTTGCACTTTTTTTACAATTGGTTTTTTTACTTCCGATTGAGCCTTTTGGCGACTATCTCTTATTTTGTATGCTTTGGCTAAGGCTTCAGCTCTCATTTGAGCTATTTCGTCCTTAGTTGCTACGTGAGCTTTCACAGTGGGAACATTTGCAGACACAGGTTTTACGACAGGTTGTTTTAAAGCTAATCTTTTTTTGTCTAGTGCCAATAACTTTTCTTGCTGACGTATTTCAGACTTAGTGGCATTTCCATGAAGTAAAAACTGCGAAGCCCTACCACCCAAAGACCCTTCACCCTTCATCGCTGCAATGCGTTCTTCTCTTCTTTTTATGCGTTCTTGTAGCTTTTTTTCTGATGTAGTAGATAGTGAGGGACGATTATCCATGAGCTGCTGATGTTGTGTTGATGCCATAGCGCCTGCACCCATAGCTGCTACACTTGCAGCGATTAAAATAGGATTGGCTACAGCAAAAGCACGTAGACTACTGAGCACTGCTCCAAATCTAGTCAGTAGCGATGCCTTTTTAGGCATTTGTACGTCCATTCTAGCCATGAAAGACTTTCCTGCCACACCTTCGAGTGCTGTTTCTACTGATTTTATAGCTGTGGCAGTACCTGCACTGCGTAGTCCTAGCTTTGATAGTGCCCATGCTCCAGCCTTAAATATACCAATCACTGGTCTAAAAGCAAACATTAAAGCAGAAAAGCCAAGACTCAAAGCACTCACCCCTGCCAAAGAACCAATTAAAACAGCTCCCCACTTCATAATGCTGTTTGTGAGTTCTGGATTTTTTTCAGTCCATTGTGCAATTTTATCTGTCACTGCTTTTATTTTATCGACAGCCTTATTGAGTGGAGGCAATAGTATCGAACCCATAGTAATCCCTACACGACTAATAGAGTTATTTAACAGCTTCAACTGATTTTCAGTCGTTACCGAGCGTACTTGAAATTCACGCTCCATTGAACCATCATAGGCATCTCCATTTTTTACCAAATCAAGTGCTTTTTTATAATTATGTAACCCATTGACTACCAGTGCAATCTTACTTGCATATTCCATTCCAAACAAATCAAGCAATACGCCTGTTTGTTTTTGTTTATCAAGATGTTTCAATTTATCCAGCACCGTCATGATAGCACCGTTGGCATCTTTGGCTATCATATTTTGCATACTTTTAGCACTCATACCTATGGCCTTAAGTCCTGACTGAAATCTTTTACCTTGTTTGTCTGCAGCACTAAGTTTAGTAAGCATAGCATTGATAGAAGTAGAGGCTACTTCAGGTGCCATACCCATAGAAAGAAAAGCATCCCCCAGAGCCGTTACCTGTACAGCATTAATCCCAAACGATTTAGCCATCCCTCCAGTACGCGCCAAAATATTGACGATATCTGATGCTTTGGCTGCTGTATTGTCAGACAAATAGTTGACGGCATCTCCTAAAGAAGATGCCTGTTCTATAGAAAGCCCATAAATATTCATAAGCTTAGCTATACTGTCGCCTGCTTGAGATGGCATCATGTCAAATGCGGTGGACATCTTAGCCACCACAGCAGTAAAGCCTATAATCTTATCTTTGGCAATGCCCAACTGTCCACCAGATGCGGCAATGGTTGCTAGTTCTGATGCAGCCAAAGGTATTTTAGTGCTAAGATTGAGTATCTCTGCAGAGAAAGCTTTAAACTCATTGGTATTTGGTGTAAAATTGACTACTTTTTTGACATCTGCCATAGCAGATTCAAAAGCAATAGCAGATTTTACAGGCTTTACAAACATACTGCCGAGACTTATAGCTCCAGCCATACCTATCGCCCCAAACTTTCCTGCACTTTTTCCTAGTTGTGTGGTTCTATGCTCGAAGTTTGCAAGCTTTGCATTCACCTTGCTAATAACGGGAGATATTCCGTCTGTGGCTTTTAATCTTACTGATACTGCCATTGCTTGCATACTATGTCCTTTTAAATACTATGTAAAGGCTTAATATTAAGCCTTTACATAGGGTTTAACCCCTATGTTTCATCTGTAACTGTGTTGAGTTCGTTATATAGCTCTACACATGCCTCATACTCTCGATAGACTTCCTCTTCGGTGAAGTTGAGTATCTCTTCACGGTTCCAATGGGCAAAGTGCCCAATGAAAAGCATCTCTCTTAAAACAGAGCTATACTCGAAGCAGCGTACTTTACCCACTGTGCCTGTATGAGTTCATACTGGTCTTTGTCTAGTTCTTCTAAGTCTTTGACTGTGGCACCTGTAAGTGCAGAGAGTATCCATATTTCTTTTTGCATCTCATCACCGTCAATCTTCTCTTTTGCAAGCATATCTTTGATTTTCGGTTTTCTAATTTTTAACTCAGAGACTTCTTGATTTTTTATAGATATAGGATAGTCAAACGTTACAGTCAGTTCTTGTGGCAATACTTTTCTTTTTTCTGCCATCCTCTACCCTTTCACAATTCGTCTAACTTTTTCGTTGAAGTCTACACCACCGACTCTTGCTATGCCGTTTTCAAAGTCTATATGATAGGCTTCTTTGCCCTCTACAGAGTGATACGCTCTATTGATAGCTATGCTACCTGTGACCTCTTTTTTCTTCTTGCGTTCTGCTTCAGCAGTGTCCAAATCTAACACGCCTTTAAACTCGTAGTTACCTTCACGAGCTTTGCTACCTGCTTTTACAGCTTCAATGAATTCAACTTCAACATCGTTCAAGTCTGACATCGCTTCATAAAAGAGTAGTTCTTCACGCAAGATGGTAAAAGAACACTCCATCTTCTCAAACTGTCCGATGCTGATTTCGTAGTCACCCACACCTGAAGTGTGAGACTCTTTAGCTTGTGTGAGTTTAGGAACTGCGACTTTGTACGCCGTACCTATCTGCCCTTTGCCTTTGATAAATACATCAAAGTCTGCGATAATTTCTATTTGTTTAGCCATGGGTTATCCTTTCTTATGCTACGGTTAAAAGTTCATAAAGCACTGGTGCAAACTTATCTACACGGTTGTACGTTACTTTGATGAGCTTAGGGCTTGGCATCTCTTGTAGGTTGATTCTAAAGTAGAACTCACCTTTGGTAAGAGCCGTTGTCGTGGTGAGGTCTTCATCTAGCACGACATCGTCAGCACCTAGAACCACACCTGCACCCACGAGGTTAGCGACAAATTCTCGCAGAGATTTCTTCGCTTGTCTTAGTTCTCCTATGCCTTGGTCTATAGCAAAGAAGATACCGTCCAGCGTTGCCTCAGAGATTTTGTCAAAGATACGCACACGTCTTGCATCTTGCCAGATGGGGTCAGCTGAAGTAGTAGAATACTCCCAGAGTCTAAACCCTTTATGAAAGATGATAGATGTAATCTGTGCCTCTGTTAAAAGGTCGGTATCATCTGCACGTCCCATCACAAAGGTGCTTGGGTGTTTCACTGCAGAGATAGGTAAAATAAAGTTTGAGATAGAACGACTCCATCCATAGCCATCAGTATCACCGTCTTTTGTGACTCTAGCCCATGCCATCAAAGCACCTGCATCATAAAACACATCGTTGATGCTCCCACCAGACTTTGCAGGCGTGATACGTGAAGAGCCAAAGGCATTTCTTTTTATGATGGCATCATCATTGGTTGCAGCGTCAAAGTCTACAAATGTTCTCGCACCAAAGTTCTGACACACCGACTCTGTAGCGTTGATGATGTCTATGTCATAAGCAAAGTCAGGTACTACCACAATGTCAGGCACATAAGAAGTCACAGAGTGTGCAACTCGGAGTGCATCGATGGCAGCCAAATAGCGTGTTTTTGTCTCTGCTGCATCAGCCACAGTCTTCACGATACTTATCACGATGGGAGCCGTTGCATTAAAGAGCTTGGCTAACTCAATGTATTTCTTTACATTTCCATCTGTATCGGTGATGGTATTGTCTGCTATGTATTTTGTAGCACTTTCCACGCCGTCAAAGGCATGAAGTCCTACGCTCATTTTTGTTTTACTTGCTAACACCAAGGCAATAGGCAAAATAGACTTTGCCGTAATAGGTCTAGCACTGGTTGTTGTGTAGTCTGCGACTACGCCTCTTTTTATACTCATCTGTTGTCCTTTATAATGTGGTTTAACTCTTCAGCTGTCCATGGGTCTTTTTTTCCACCGTGGTATGGTTTGGCATAACCCATTTTGACTAAGAGTTCATTGAGTGTTTTACATTCAAACACCGCCTCGGTTGGTTCTATGTAAATCGTTGCTAACAATCTTCCATACTTTCCTTTAGGGTCTTTGTTTGGCTTGATGACCAAGGTTTTATCTAAAAGCATCTTCTGGACAAAAGCTTGCACTTTGTGCCCAGCTTCTCTGTGTAAAGTGTGAAGTGCTTCGCTTTCGTTTCTTGTACCGTACAGTTCAGGTGCATCTACATCACCTAGTCTCACTTCGCAGTTATGCTCGAAGACATTGCGGCCATAGTCAAAAGTGCATAGGAACGTACCATCACCATCATGTACTGATGTGAAAGTTGCGTTGTAGTAGTAGAGTCTACTGTCCATTACTTGCCTCCTAGTTGGTTTGCTAAAAAGATTTGAGCATTCAACGCCACATTTGCAACGCGAAGTTGTTCTCTCTCTTTAAGACATGTGTCTAACTTGCTTGTGATGCACTTTGCATCATCAAGTGCTAGTGTGACTGTTTCATTTTTGTCTATGCTGTACGTTATGTTGCAGTCGCTTAGTTCGCTCAGTTTCACATAGACAGGGTTCAACCGTGGAGAAATACCTGCAGGTCTTGTACATGCACTAAAAAGTGTAGCTATGCACACCAGAGCTAGTATCTGCTTCATGATGTTTCTCCTTATTTATTTGTTCTATCTTGCCTTTGGCTTTTTCAGCGATACTTGTAAGTTGCATCTCTGTTTTTTGCGTCTCTATGATGGTCTCTTTTTCGACGATAGTCTTCTTTGCTTCAGCCCTGTCATGAAAGACATAAGCGACGTAAGAGAGAATAGCCACTACAAATAGCACGATGCCTGTATACAGATAAGCCTTTACGTTTTTAAACATTGTCTGAGTCCTTTAGCATTTTGTTAAGCGTGTTTCTGATGAGTTTGAGTATCTTAGATAAGACATCAAACTCCTCTACATGCTTCTTGGTGTTGATAGTATAGATGTTCCCTAAGATGCTGTACACCTCAGAGAGTATTAACGCATCTATCACGATATAAAACAATCCCGATATATCTACATGAATCGCTTTAGCCCCTAATGCCATCACCAAAGGAATAGTGATTAACACTACTTTAGATATGATACCGTTTGCAAGTCGCCAGCTTCTAGGCTTCATGCCTAAAGAGATGACTTTGAACCAACCCGTGATAATGTCCAGTACAAGCAATCCTGCAAAAATGGCTATAACCTCTGCATCAAGGTCTAAGTACTGTAACAGTGCTATAAACGGAAAATAAAGAAGATTCATATACATCATCTTGATTGTCATGCTTTGCTCCATCTACTACCTCCTAGTGTTTTATAAAGTTTTGATGGGCTATATCGGCATCCATCTTTTAGCCAAGCGTATTTGTGCGTATGATTTAACACATTCACAGCCACTTCTGAACAAAATATCTTGCTATCTTGTTGTATGCAAAACGGCATAATGCTAAAAATAGCACCGATATAGTCATACTTATAGTCGATATAATTGTTCATCTGAATCAGCACCATCTCCCTGTCTATATCACCTAGTTCAAGAGCTACATAGTCCCATCGACCTACTTTAGGTTTGAGAGTTCTCTTTTGAGCCTTACCCGTTCGAGGTGAGATACTGAACCACTCGTCACCTATGACAAGTTCTACATGAGAGTACTTTCCGAAAGATGCTATGGCGATGACCCAGTCGAGCCAAAGACGTTTAGCGTACTCAGCGTACGTCTCGTCTTTTGACTTTTTTTGGAAAGCTCTATAAAATGCAAGTTTCATTTATTAACTCCAGTTTGAGTCCGTAACTCTCACATAAACGCCTTGACGACACCCACCCCTATATAGTCTAGTGACGCCACCATCTAAATACGTCAAATCAAAGACGTGTACTATATCGCTATTACCGTTATTAGGGTAGATATACATATCACCATTAAGTTCATACACAGAACCATCACGAGATACTGTGACGATAGGCGTTTCAAAATCAACTACATTACCATTTATGCTGTACTCGTAGGTGAAGGAGTCCACTTCTATAGCTTCGTCATAAGAGACTCTAGCTCTAAGCTTAACTTCGCCACCATAATCATTTACGTTACGACAATCAATAGCCCCTATCAAGTCAAAGGCTTCTACACCTCTGTCTTGCTTAGTGCTTCCACTACTTCCACACGCTGTAAACATTATTGTGGCTATAAGTGCCATTACCATAATCATTAATCTTTTCATCTTTTAGTCCTTTAGTATATTGATTGGTGTGTTTTTCAACACACGATTTAAGCTAATAGCCCTAATATTTGAGCTTCTGATGCCCCAACAATAGTTTCAGC